TTTGCGTGACGAAGAAAAGCCAGTGACGCAAGATTCCGCTCCGGTGACGCAAAATCCGACACCCATGACGCAAGATTTTGATGCTGGTGACGCAATAGCTATTGCACCCAAAAGGTCCTTAGAAAGAATTGAAATAAAAGAAACGTCCGCGCCTTCGGCGCTTTCTATTTCCCATCTTCCATACGAGGAAAGAATCAAAATCGTAAGAGAAAGAGCCGACGCGTGGAACGACCGAGCATGGCAGAGAGACGATGCTGGCCAGCGGTTTTTGATTTCGCCTTCGACCGGCGAGAGGGTTTACGAGGACGAGCATATACCTTGAGCGGCTATAACATCTCGGTTGAAGACCGTTTGCGGCAGAAGCCTAGCTTAGGGAAACGTCGCAAGAGGGGAAGCACGCCACAGGATGCTTTGCATGTGCAGCGCGGTATCACCGTCATACGAGGACTTCCAGATTCAAAGTATTGCTGCGTCCGTAAGCCATACACTAAGCAGCAAGCCGAAGATGAGTTGTGGGATTTGCGTAAGAATTCCAGATCAAGACGATGGATTTGTGAGCCTTGTCCTAAATGCAAGGCGTGGCACATTTTGAGGTTGAAATGGGCGTAGAGCACAGCATAGAACTCTGGTACGACCCGAGCTTTGCCGCTCGTAAGTGGACAGTTCGTTGCGAAACGTGCGGCTGGGTGGCGATGTGCGAGTCAGAAGCCGAAGCGATCCACGCAAGGGAGGGACACCGTGAAAATTCTGCTAATCATGGCTTCCAAGTGGGAACAAGTGGACGGCAATGGCTCTCCTGAGGAATGGAAGCGGCGGGAGTGGCCAGCAAAGGCTTTTTACGAGCGAGACAAGCCATTCGCGGAATTGTGGCTAAAGATTCATATGGAAGGATTTGATTGGACTATCGTTCACAACCCGCGGCCTTTTTACTCGATGTGCGAAATGGAGTTGAACTACGTCTGACTAGCAAGTCTCGGTCAAGTGATATGGTAGCGCAGTGGAGGGCTAAATGCGGACAAACAAACTCGGGACTATCATTCACCGGCGGAGGGTTAGCGAAGCTGACAGGATTCTAAAGCGCACAGAGCGAAGACTAACCTACAAGCCTGACAATTTCCGGCTGGTGCGATTGCCTTACGGTGTAGACACGGCCATTCTGAGCGTGTTTCGCGCACTGGCCAAGGAAAGGCCATGAGACAAGCCTACGAACTCGAGCCCGTGGTGCCGCGGGAGAGAAGCGATGAGCGATAAGCACTGGCCAGCCCATCAGGACAGCGCAGAGGCGCTAACGCCGACGAACAAACAAGCGGCGACTCGGGCGTACTGCGCCAAGCACTTCCGAGCCATGCTGGATATTGGCGGAGAAAAGAAGTGCCCGGCATGCGAGGCGGAGCGGAAGCGGGCCGAGAAGCCATGAAGCGCGGCCCTAACGTCGGGCAGATCCTCATGGCCAAGTTCTTGACCGAGCTCGGGATTGAGTATGTGACGGAGTACCGCTTCGATGAAAAGCGTAAATGGCGGTTCGACTTCCTTCTCTGCGACCGGCCCGAGGTCTTTACCAGCCTGGCCATCGAAGTGGACGGCTATCACGCGGGGAAACATGGCAAAGGCTACGGATCGGACAATGAGAAGGCCAACACAGCCACAATGATGGGGTACAGACTTTTGAGATTCTCGACCAACGACGTGAAAACAGGGCGTGCCAAGGCTTGGCTCAAGGAGTGGCTGTGAAACGCAAGCACCCACAGATCATCGACCGGGAAGCCACCGCCGCGGCGCGCTTCGCCGACCCCCGTTCCTATGTCAGGCGGGGCAAAACGTTCCTGTTTGGCCTGGATATGGCGGCCCTGCGCCAAAAGGTCTTTGAGCGGAGCCGGGGATGCTGTGAGATGCGCCTGCGGGGCGTCCTGGGAGGCCGCTGCCAGCGAAACATCGCCTGGGAGACCATGGAACTGCACCACGAGCCTTCCCTTGGCCAGGGAGGCTGTGATACGGAAGATGGCACGCTGGCGAGTTGCCGCCGATGCCACCACGCCCGGCATTTGATGATTCGGAGCGACAAGGCAGAGAGGAGGGTCCGTGCGGGCATTCGGAAGTAACGGCAAATTTATAAGCATCCCTTTGGAGACACGGTTTTGGCCGAAAGTGGATAAGAACGGGCAAATTCCACAGTACCGCCCCGATCTTGGACCTTGCTGGGCTTGGCTATCAGGTACAACCCAAGGATATGGGATGTTTCGGCGGGATAAGACTCACTATTGTAAAGCCGCTAGAATTTGCTGGGAACTGACCGTTGGCCCGATACCGGATGGTCTAACGCTGGACCATCTCTGCCGCAACCGGGCGTGCGTGAATCCCGCCCATTTAGAGCCTGTCACCAGTAAAGAGAATATCCTGCGAGGTACGAGTGTTACAGCATTAAACGCAAAGAAAACGCAGTGCAAACACGGCCACGCTTTTACGCCAGAGAATACGTATCGGCCTCCCGGAAAGAGGGGCGGCAGGTATTGTAAGATTTGCAACGTTCTGCGCCAAAGAAAGTCATGGGGCCAAAATACATGAGCCGAAGCAACTTAGATTTAAGAGAGAACTTGGCGCGCGTGCCCACAGAGGCCTTGTTAATTTTGGAGAGAAATTTCCACGTAGACATTCTAGCCTTCCTGCCGCCGCGGGGGCTTTGCGGAGCCGAAAAGGGCGGCTTTACTTGCAATTTGCCGCATGGCCACGCCGGGGACCATCAGGAATCGCATCCTAGCGGCGGCTGTGTAGGCTGGAGGGCGGGATGAGCGAACAACCGGACGTAGAGCAGTTCTGGCCCTTTGCAGGCAAACAAGAGAAGTGCGAAAGGTGCGGTCACGTCCTCGGGATGCACAAGTTCCCCAACGGCGACAACGGCGGACGGTGTTATAACCTGCTCGACGGAGCCACGGATGCGCAGTGCGATTGTCCGGGATTTGCGCACGGAGCGGTACTTGTAGCCCTCCGGCGCCTCACAGAAGCAACCAGAGAAGGGCTAGCCGCCGGCTTAGTGGACGCTGATAAGCCCAACAGTTGGGCCAAGCGGCTAGAAGACGCCTACGTCGAGGCAAAGAGAGTATTGGAGCCGTACAAAATCTGAAAGGAGCAACAAATGCTTAGACTCAGCGAGGCAATAGCTTTAGGGCGGCTTTTGGTAACGCCAATTGCAGGGAGGGTTACGGACAGCAGAGGCGGAGGTTGCGCGATCGGGATGGCAGGGCAAGCCATCGGGGGATTCAAGGGCGATGAATTTGGAATTATCAGCATGCAGGACGCGATCAATGAATGGCCGTGGCTGCATACTTGGATTAAAGGCGCGTGCTCTTGCCCCAGTTGGGCGACGGTGGGCACGATTTCACAAGCTATCGCGCACTTGTTCGATGCTCACGTCATGCAGGATAAACGTTATCAAGATCTAAGCGCCAAAAATGAACCCTGGACAATGGAGCAACTCATTGACTGGGTGCGATCAGTAGAACCCGATGAAGCCCCGCCTAGCCTGCCTGATGCGGTCGCCACCCAAGTACTCGACGCCGAGGTGTGTCCATGAAAGCCACTAATCTCGAGCCCACAGTCAACGATGACCGGCTAGTATTTGCGGAGATTGCTCAGGAAATTGTCACTTTGCAAGGCATGGCGCCCACAGCGACAGACCCGGAAACCAAACTGCTGGACGACATCCGCCGGCAATGCGAGGCCCGCATCGTCGAGATAGACGGGGCGCTGGGAGACGTATGACGGCGCGGGGCGCGTCAGGGAAGCGAGGGGATGTGAGCGCACCCATTGAACACGATGTACGTTTTAATGAGAAGCAAGGGACGTGGAGCGTTATTCAAGTGGAGCAGGTAATTGCGGATAAATTTCTTAGCCGCGAGGATGCCGTCAAGTGGGTGGAAGAGTACGAGCGTGTAGAAGAAGCATCCCTTGACTCCATTCCAGTAAATACACCGATGTGTGACAAGTGCGGAAACATGTTTCTCGAATGTAAATGTGACCAGATTCATAGCGTGACGAAATGAGTCTGGTTTTGCCGTTGCCGCCGAGGCCCAGCCTGCAAGTAAAGAAGAATGGAGCACAGCCTCGGCGGCAAAAGAATCGCGCTAGCTAAAAGCCGCGCTGCACGTCGAGGTGGGTGAGAGAAAGCGGGGGTCCCCTCATGGATGAGTTGAGAGCAGCGCAAGACGCACCAGATCCGATAGGCTGCAAGTGCGATGAGTTTCCTGAATGCACGCATGCCCTTTATTTCTACATGGGCGTGAAGCATGCCAGCAGGTTAAATCCCGCCCAGCCCGTCCCAGCAGAGGGGGCGCAGGCATGGCTGATAGAGCGTCCCGGTCCCGAATGGGCTACTTGTTGGTCAGGTGGTTTCGAGTGGACTAAGGATTCACTGAAAGCGATTCGATTCTGCCGACGCGAAGACGCAAACCAAGTCGCAGAACTATTCGAGTTCGAGGATGTCCGTATCACGGAGCACACATGGGAATGACAAGGGAAGAAGCTATAACGATTGCGCGCTACTGTGCAAAAGAAAAACCGCAAAGTTACTACGCCGAACCATTCCAACCGCACGAATGGGTGATTGACGCTATTCTGCACGCCGCAGCCCGTCCAGTCACGGCAGCGCCAGCGTGGAAAGTGGTAAACACTTGTTCTCGTTGTGCAAATACTCACCGTTGCCCAATAGACTGCACCCCTCCAGTCACGGCAGAGGGGGCGCAGGCGGGAACACTAACTAAAAGTCGCTATCAACTGGCAGTGGAGCACCGAACCGTATTGGCTGAACTAGTGAGGGATTACGACGAATGGTGTGCATCCGATGATGAGAACTTCGGTTCTGGAAATATCGACGCAGGGATCGAAAAGCTCAGAAAGTGGTTGAATGATCCAAGTTTAGATGGTATCCCGTCCGAACACGTTCTTGAGGACGACGCATTTTTACGTGGCAGGCCCACACGTCCAGCTACGGCAGCGCCAGCGGAGCGGGTGTTCTGCGAAGCCATCAAATACAGTTTTGTTTGCAATCTACGCAGAGGACACGATGGGGACCATATGGACTGGGACGCCAGTGGTGGATGTATAGGTTGGAGTGCGTCCACGCCAGCCAGCAGGGAGCCGAAATGAGCGAAAGAAAAAAGGGGGCTGGCAAGCTCTTGAGTAGGGAGCTCTTGGAAGGTTTCGGAAGGGTGCCAGCCCCCGGAGTCCGGTGATTAGCTGTTCTGTACGAAAGTAAAAGCTGTTGCGGGCGTCCCTGTGACCACCGCTGGCGTAAACGACATAACCTGCGTGCTGCTGATCGTCGCCCCTGCGGAATTGATGCCTGTCAGAGTTAGCGTGAAACTGGCTGCCGTGTCCGTAGCCGAGGTCGCACCGGCAAGGATGAGGCCAGTAACATCCGGCGTGAACGAAACAAGCGGATCGCTGCATGTCCAAACTGGAACTGCTGTCCCCATAGTCCCGTTCGGCGTGGCGGTGATTTGAAACGAGTTACCAGGCGTTACTGAAAAATTAGTCGGCATTGCGTTTTCTCCCGTATTTTGAAATGTGAAACCCGATGCTGCTGGCTTTCCAAAAGTCTTTAGAAATCGGATCAATTCTTGCGCTACTTCGTGCCAGTCGTGGGCGATGCGCCCCAAAATGTGAATCTCTTCGCGGGCGTCTTCGGCCTGTTCTTTCTCCCGCTCGCCTATCTCGCCTTGCCGGTAGGCCCGCTCAAATTTATCGCTCATGGCCCGCTAGTCTAGCATGCAAGTCAAGGTAGCCGGTGCGGTCCCCAGTTGTACCCGCCGCCGAGCATTCCCACATACCCGAGCAGCCAAATGATGACGATTACGACCAGCACCACTTTGGCGATATTGGCCCAAGGTTGCGGTAGCGGCAGAAGACTCAGGACGTAGAACAGCAGCCCGATCACGATGACGGCGATTAAAAGTGAGATGAGCACGCTTCATTCTCCTTCGGGCTGGGAAGGAAGTCTGTCACTTAGAGCACACTGACCATTCTAAACTTCCAGCGCCAAATTGCGCGAAGATCAAATCTTTGATTTCCTTGGGAATCGTGTTCGGATAAACAATTCTGAATTCCGGCGGATCCGTTTCTCGGCAATAAACAACCCCAACGCCCTGCCACTCAGCCTGTGGGCAGGAGGCGGGTGAAGTAGTGTTTGGCCCTCGCCCGCCCGCATGAGGAAGAAACGCTGGAGCTATAGCTGAACGCAACATATCCGAGCGTTGCACAGCCCCGAGCAGCCCGCTATCCAAAAAGAGTCACCCGGCCCGCAAGATACCGTCGCTGCCCATGACTGCCGGATCGAGCAGTTTGGCCTTGGCTTCTATTCCAACGTTTGCCAGCGCCATGAAGTCATCGAGGGACATGCCCTTGGCTTGGTAGAGGCGGCAAGAAATATCGACCGTCGTAGCCCCTCCAAACAGCGAGTAATGAAGAGTTACCACCGTGTCGCCGTAGGACAATTGTTGACTGGGCATTAGTTGAACGCCTTGGCGATGGTGGCCGTTTGCGCATCGAGTTGCACGTCGCCCGTTTGCCTGCTGAGAATGGCCCTCATACGATTCTTGAACGCCAGCTCCTCTGCGGTTATTTGCGTGTCGGTCGGCATGACCGCAACCGTGGCGTTGGTTCGCGCCGTCGCATGCGTGGCCAGCGGAGGCGTAAAGATGGAGACGATTTGCCCGATTTCCGTGCTGACGGCGGCCACGATTTCGCCTATCACTGTGGCCGTGGCCGGGTCTTTGACGTGGGCGGCGGCGAGAACCTGTTGGATATTGGTGTTCAGGCTGGACAAGGCCGACTTGAACATCTGCAGCAGAGACGGAGTGTTGCCGCCGTTCGCCGCCAGCGCGGTTTCGTAGTTTTTCCACGCCGCCGTGACGGTTGCAAGCGTAGCATCAAAGGCCGCGACGGCCCCTTGCAAGACAGGAATCAGAATCGGATCGGCCAGCCCGACCAGCGGCAAAATCCCGTCAATTCCTGGGGCCAAAAGATTCAGCAAGTTCAGGACGGTATCGACCGCTCCCGTGGGGCAGCCCTCAAGCAAAACAGCGGTTCCCGCCATCAGCGGAACGCTCTGTACGAATCTGCGCCTGTTCATATCTTGCCTTCCTTCCACTTTCTTCGAATCACGCGAACGCTGTAGTGAATCGCTTCCATCAGAAACAACGCCGCTAAAACTGCCGCCCCGAACAGCCCCACAACGACAAGCGCAAACATCACGACTGCACCGAGCAGTTCAAGTAATTCGCCATACGCCGCCAAATCCGTATCATCCTGTCAGTCTCCGGGCGGCCCGCTGTTCCCAGCCCCAACGGCTTTCGCCGCCTACAACGAACCGCCCAGAGTCCTATTTTTTGCGCCCGTCCCGCTTCCCTTGCACCTTGGCCATCAGGGCTTCAAGGCATGTCCTGTGATACTCGTAAGCCTTGCCCAAAACGGTGTGGAGTTCGCCTTCGCCGGGCTTGATCTCCTGGCTGCAGATGGGGCAAGTGCTCACGCCTTCGCGTCCTTCGCGTCACGGATGTCCACAACGTGCTGTTTGGCTTCGTGTTCGGCAAGTTTTTTCTCGGAATCTTCCACGTTGAGTTTCGCCAGTAGAATGTCCTGCTCGTACTGCTCCTTTTTCGCTTGATCGGAGTTCAGCGCCGCGATGAGTTTGGCGTCGGCTAACTTTGCGCGGGCCTGCGTATTGATTAGCGCCAAGGCGATACCGTACTGGCTGTTTACCAGTGTGTGAACGTCATGGGTGACGGAGAGAATTTCTATCTGCTTCGCGGCGTTTTCCTTGGTGGCTTTCTCAACTCGCTCGCCTCGGCTCTTTGCGAGGCCGATGCCCCACGCGGTAATGATGCCGACAACGGCCAATAGAGCGGGTTGGAGCCATGCAAGGACAACTTGCAGATTCGGGTTTGCCGCCGTCTGGTACATCATAAGCCCCTAGCTTTCAGCGTGGCACTGATCTTCTGCCGCGACTCTGCCGAGTGCGCCTTGCGGAGCGTTGCGAGGCTTGGCTCCACTCCCCTGGCTTTCATTGTGGCACTAATCTTCTGCCTGGTTTCCTGCGAGCGCAAATATACCCTTACAGGCCTCCCGTTAGCGCCCCAGGACCGCGGCGGCTTGTTCCGGCCGCCCTGCATCAGAATGCCGAGTATGATTTCTCTGTACGCCTGTTCGTGCGCCCTGCAAAACCGGCTGCCCTTGTGGGTCTTGGTCCGCTCCCCGCAGCGCACATACACGCTCGCGCTCGAAGCGTGCTCTTCCCGAAAGGCGACACATTGTCTTAGTTGCAGACCCATGAAACTTTACTTCCCGGCATGCCGATCACGTGAATAGATTCCCTGGTCCACGCTTTGACCTTGCCGCCCGTGGCCTCGCAATGGGGCATGGCATCGAATTTCTGGTGGAAGCGGACGATACTTTTCCCGTCAGCGTCGAGTTTGGTCTTGCCCTTTTCAACGTGCCCGGCCTGGGGCAGAGCGAATAAAAGCATTAAGAATGCCAATTTCATAAAATCTCCATCAGGGCGTCAATGCAAACGAAGAACTTTTCGTGACGGCGAGTAACTTTGCGAGCATAGGCGCCTTGAACAAAACGACTTGAATCGTAAGCCCCGTCGAGCCCTGCGTGAATTGATCTACCGCCATCGTGTTCGAGAATTGCGCGATCGGCGCGGAAGTCCCCGGCAGAATGAACTCAAGTTCGACGTACCCGTTGGCGTCCACCAAGCCCGTGTTGATGGAAAGCGAGCCAGTGAGGTTCCCCAATGTGTCGCTAGCCACGCTTCCCGCAGACACCCAAGTAGTCCCGTTCCACTGGCTGATGGTAACTGGCCCAGAGTACACGGCGGTTGAATCGTCAAAGACGAGCTGGCCGGTAACGGTCAAACTAACAGTCGGCGGAACAGGAATCACAGTGAGCGTCACGGTGTTGGATTGCAAACTGGCTGTTCCCCCGGTGCAACCATAGAGGTTGACGCTCAGCGTGGTTCCGCTCTCGGCAATCGTGGCCAGCGGGATAACATAGGTGACGGTCGAACCTTTGGAGCCGTAGTGACCAACTCCGTTTACTGTCCAGAACGGCGAGCACGGCCCTCCGCTGACAGTCACAGAGAAAGTCGCCGAAGAGCCCACTGTGACGGTTTCATTCGTTGGCTGGACGGTGATCGCCTGCCCTAGCGTCCAGAAAGGATAGAGCAAGCAGAACAGCGTGCCCCAGAAGAGCCCCGAGATGATTCGCCATGAGTTGCGCATAAAGTCAGAATAGTGCCGGGGCGTGAGCGGTGTATGTTCAATCGGGGACATGTTATGTTAAAATGCGGCTGAACTCAGTGCATGTGAGGTGCACCGATGAAACGCCCCGTGAAGAGACACGAGGTTGTCCAGCCGCTCGATCCATCCTACCGTTTTATTCCGCTTACGATGGGACAAAATGCCACCGTTGACGCCGAAGATTTTGAGTGGCTCTCGAAATGGAATTGGAAAGTCCATTGTTACGCATACACATCCTACGCGGTCCGCAGCGCCCCTAGGAATTATGGCCAACCGCGCAAAGAAATAAGAATGCACCGAGAAATACTTCGCGCCAATAAAAAACAAGAAGTTGACCACAAAGACTTCGACGGCCTCAACAATCGAAAGAGTAATCTTCGTTTGTGCACGCATCAAGAAAATTGCACAAACAGAAGAATGCTCCGCAGGAACAGAAGTGGTTTCAAGGGGATATTTCCTCAGAGTGGACACAAAAGATGGGCCGCTTCCATATGCGTTTCTGGCAAGCGCATTTGGCTGGGAGATTTTGCGACAAAAGAAGAGGCTGCGCACGCCTACGATGAAGCCGCAAAAGTTCATCACCACAAATTTGCTCAAATAAATCATTGAGTCGAAGCCTTCCAGGTGCAACCTGCTGCCGCCGCGCTCACAAGAACAGACTCCAGCTTGACGATTGGCCAGTTAGTAGATGTGGCGAGCGGTGCTGTGAATGTAGCGCCGCCATCTATTGTTTCCGTCGATAGAAAAGGTGTGATTGTCCACGGGCTTGTCGAATTGGTGATGCGTCGATAGATGGGCTGCCCGGTTCTCCCTTGGCATGTCTGTAGCGTGTGGATCGGAGTTACCGCTGAACCGCCGAGAGTCGCATACACATCCACATCCAATTCTTGAGGAACTACCGCTGTGCCGAAGATGGTCCCCGCCCCCAGTCCGGTTGTTCCGTTGTATGCGGTAAATGCCGAACTGCTCGCCGTCAAAATAAACCAGCATCCCATGGTCAGGTTTCCCGCCGTGCTGTTATAGCCTGCCGGGGTGACACCCGTAACAATGGCGCACTGGCCTGGAGAGAACGTATTCGCCACGGTAAACGTCATCGTGTTGGTTGATTCAGTGGCCGCGGTGATCGTCGCTGGAACGGTGGCTGTGGTCGTATAGGTGTTCCCGGTTGAGAAATCCTGCGCTGCGTACAAGTCATTGAACGTGCGCTGAATCAACGGAGCCATGATGTTCAGAACGGATTGCTGTGTGGGGTGAATATGATCGCCCTGAAAGAATCCTGTAGCGCTTTGCCCGTCGGCTCCTAGCCCGAGCGTGCCGCCTAAGTCCGTGAAACCATCGAAGCAGCCACGCCAGTATTGGCGCTCAAGAGGGTCTAGCACATCCTTCCCGGCATCGTATAGCGTGTTGCTAATCATGGAAACCATGAAAACCCGGTCATACCCGGAGTTTTTCCTGCCACGGCACCAGTTCATCAGGTACTCGATAATCTGTGTCCCGGTTTTTGGCGTGGCAAAGTCGTTGATGCCTTCAAAGATGTTGATGACCGAGCGTCCGTTGGCAGGCTGCCGCATGTACAAGTCGTTGTCGATTTTTGCCGCCGTGGATTCCGATTGCGAGGTCCTTCCTGCTAGGCCGAAGTTGAAGGTTGTCCAAGAGCCATTGGTCATCCCCGGCATGTTGTTGCACCAGGACAGCGGAGCGCCGTTAACCACTGTGATGGAATCTCCGACGCAGGTGTAGGTGTTGCCTACTACGCTCGATTGCAAGGATTGCGGAACGTTACGATTCGCCATCGCGCTGAGTATGAACTTCGAATCTCCGGCAATCTCCGCCGCAGTCAGCGCGCGGTTGTAAAGAGCCATGTAGTAGATTTGCCCGGTGTAGTAGAGAGCACCGGCACCGCAGATTTGCCATGCCCCCGAGGACTGAAGCCCCGCGGACGTTCCCGGCCCGGTAGTGTAATCCGGCACTGCCACGCCATTGAGATAGAGAACATCGGTTGTGCCCATTGTGACCGCAACGACATTCGTGCCCAGTGCGCTGGCATAAGCCTGAGTGACAGCTAAGCCAGGCTTAACTGTGCGGAGAATCCCTTGTCCAAGGATCGGAGCGCCCCCTCCAGAATTTAGGTCGAAGGCGATGTTAAAGGTGCTCCCGCTGAGTATGGCGCTGTCTGTGCTGACCGATGGCAACTGATAGCCGATGAAAGCGATGATAGTCAGCGCGGAATTGAGTCCCGCAGGCAGGACAACTCCCCCGGTGCCTGGGCAGGAAATGCCGCCAGTAACAGGGATGATTGTCGGAGCCACACCCGCCGTTCCAGTGGCGTTGTTGCCGTTGCCTGAATAGTCCACCAGCGCGGCAGGAGACTCTGTGGGCAGCATCCGGTACTCCGCTATCAAGCCGGAAGTAATCGGCACGGAGGTAACGCCAGGAAAGCCCGGAATAGCGGAAACGGAGGTTGTGCTGGAGCCGCCCCCGCCGCTCTGGCCTGGTCCGTAACCGCCAGGCGGATTTTGAGTTAAGGTACTAATTGGTAATGACAGACAAAGAAGAGAAAGTATGGCAAAATGGCTGAGTAGCACACGCCCTTTGAAGGAGGGTCTATGCCAGCCCGCGTATTCAGACGCGAGATTACTCAGCCATTCAACAAAGAGTATAAAGTAATTCCTCTCACCAAAGGAAAAGTTACCATCGTTGACGCTTCCGACTACGACTGGCTCATGCAATTCGCTTGGCACGCTCATTCCCGGACGCGGCACGGGTGTCGCCAATTCTACGCCGTGCGAGCGATGACTAACTTTTCCGGTGTTGGGCCAAGACAGTTTCACGTTTGGATGCATCGCGTTATCCTTGGGTGTAAAAATAGAGAGTTTGCGGATCACATCAACGGAGACTCGCTCGACAACCGCAGGCAGAACCTTCGGAAGTCCACAACGGCGCAGAATGCTCAAAACGCTGGACTGTGTTCTACCAATACTTCTGGTTTCAAGGGCGTTTCTTTCTACGGACTTAAAACTGGCTGGCGAGCGGCGATTCGCTGTAATGGGAAAAGATTCATCCTTGGAAATTTCCCTACCCCCGAAGAGGCGGCCAAGGCTTACGACAAGGCTGCGAAGGAGTTGCATGGCGAGTTTGCTTTTCAGAATTTCAAATAGTACTTCTCGGCTGCCAAAGGTACTGTTCAAAAGGGTACCAGTCGTCTATTTCTAGGAATCGACGTTCCTGCGAGACTCGGTCCATGCTGAACACTATGATTCTGCTGCTCTCGCTTGGCGCGCTGGCGCATTTCACGGAAAAGTGGGCTACGCTGCATTGGAAAGAACTTATTGACGCCATCAAGGGGCGCTCGTGACCAAGCCAGCCACACCCAAGCCGCCGAAGCCTCCAAAGAAAGCCTGGAATGCCGCTGCGCCTATGAAGGTTCCCGGCAAGCTGCGCGACTTGCTCTACAGCCATTCTCCACGCTAGAAAACTCTGCCGCTTCTGAGAGTTGCGACCCGCTGGCGCTCGGCTCTTTGCGCGACCCCTTTGGTTTGTGCGGATTTGCGCAATTCATCTAATCTCTGCTGGTACTGGTCGATTTGCTGTTGCATCTGCGCCTTCTCTGCCGCCGGCCTGCCTGGAGAATTTCTGAGCGTGTCAGTCATCCGCTGAACTTCCGTAGATAATCCCGTCACCATATCTTCCAGGGAAATCGTTCGCATAGATGCTTCCACGCCTTTTTCGTTGATGCCGCCCTTGTAAGGCACCTGTGGCCGGTCGTTGGCTGTCCCAACTTTTCTTACTCCGACGGGTTGCGGGCCTTCGGCTCCAACGCCAGTTCCCATGCGGATGACTTCGGGCTGATGCGCGGCTGTCACGGTCGGCGGCAAGGTAGGCGGAGGTTCTGTGCGCGGGCCGGGGTACCCCACACCTTCTCGCGGCGTGTAAATGATCGGCTTGTTGATATTGCGCAGAACGTCGCCAGCTCCAGGGGCTCCGCGCTGCGCCGCTCCGGTCAGTTCGTCGCGTGGGATGGAATACATCGACCCCGGCTTATCTCCCGGTTGCAAAGCGCGCGGTTCGGGGAAGTGCATAACTTCTGGAGATGGGGCCGTGCCAGCAGATCCAACTTCTCCCGCGGCTGGTTTCGGCTCATTGATGCCCCGTCTGCGAATCGCATTCAACTCCTCTCCGCGTTTGGAGTAGAAGTCCTCCATGGATGGCAGGTGCGCGCCAGGGAACTCCGCCACAGCCGGTTTCTCTCCCTCGCCACGGGCAAGAATCGCGTTTCTCTCCGCCCCTTCCTTGGCATAGAACTCATTGGCGGAAGGCAAGTGTGCACCGGGTGAGATGGGAGTTGGCGTGTCCGTTGGGATGGGTTGCAATTTCTCTTGCCGAGCCGCTTCTCGGGCTTGCTGTTTGGTCAAAGCCTCGTTTTTACTGCGGATAGCGTTTCGCTCTGCCCCTTCGTGGGCGTAGAAATCGCTGGCTGCCGGCAGAGGAGCGCCAGGAAATTCCGGCGATGGACGATAAGGAAACGCCTTCTCTATGAGGCTTGGGCCAAGTCTGTATCCCGACCCTGCACCTATCACTGCGGCGGCAGGATTGCCATGGGCCGCACCGTAAGCTCCGCCTCCAACCATTCCGCCAACCTGCCCAATGGTTTTGACGGTTGGCTTCAAAGTTCCTTCCGGAGTGTAGAGATGCTCCCCGCCAACCTTTCTGAGAGCAGGGACGCCACGGCCGATTGCCTCTCCTGCTGCCAGTTCCGCAACCGGAACAGCCGCTTCTCCGAGAATCGCCCCGCCTTCGCCCCGCTCGCCATGTTCCGCCGCGCTTTTCCCGCTCATGCCCACGTAGGAGCCAAGGCCAGAAGTTACCGATTCCCCGATTTTTCCTAGTAGGCCATGCCCGCGCTGCCATCCCGCTTTTGCTTCGTCATAGGCTCCCGGCAAAGAATGCACATTCAACGGGTCGATCGCCATCAGCCCTGCACTCTTGGCCATGTTGGTTGGCGAGAAAGTGCTGACGGCTTGCTGCTTCAGGACGTTGCCAGCAGCCGTGCCCGCCCCTTTTGTGGTGATCCCTCCGCCCTGTTCGTTTGACAGCTTGTTTTTTGTAAATTCTGCGCCTGTTCCCGCTCCGCCCGCTCCGTAATGGATTGAGTTCAGCGCTTTGGATTGTTCCTGCGGGGGAAGCGCTTTGTAATCGGGATCGGCGGAGAGCAAGACCTTATGCTTCTCAGCCAAGGGGAGCTGATGAAAGTCGGGATCGTTCTGCCAGTCGATTTGTGGGGTGTCGGCCATTAGGGTTTCTGGAATTTCTTCAGATACTCTTCGGCCGTCTTGGGCGGTGTGGCACTGGCTTGTCCAGGTGCGGCAGATACGGTGGGCGTTCCCCTGATAGGTGTTTCGTCGGGCCGTTTTCCGTGCCGGGCGTCTTCTCGGAAACTCGACACACTCTTGATCATTTCATCGGCTGCCGCCACCGTCGCATCTACGCCATTACGGAAGTGGTTGAGCAATTCATCTTCTGTCTGCTTAACGGCTTCCGCTGAACGCACGCCATGCGCTCCGTTGCTGGCAAGTGCGGCGTTGTGAACCATGACCCCGGCGCGAGCAATTTCTGGATCGTCAGAACCTACCATCTGCTGAACAGTGGTGAATCGGCCAGCTATTTTTCCAAACAGGTTCGGGTTGCTCTTTACAAGTTCCTTGAAAGAGGTGAGATTCACTTCCACGTTTCTTGCCAAGTCAGAACGCTTGATGCGGTCAGCACTACTGTTGCTGGCGTTGGCTACTCGCGGTCCGATGGGCTTTCCGGTCTTTTCATCCGTGGCCGTGCCTGCCAGCGGATTCCCGTCTTTGTCGAGCCCGAAGTAATCCGCCCTGAATTTGTCCTTGTCGAGCCCGAGCTTTCCTGCCGCGGTGTCGGCGTTTTTCGCCATAGTGCGGACACGCTCAAGCAGGGCTTTGCTCTGCGGGGAGTTTGGGTCGGCTTTGATCTTGTCGAGCATGGCCTTGGACGTTTGGGCATCGGCTTGCGCCACTTTCAAATCGTGGACGGCTCTTTCGTTCTCGCTCATGTCCTCCGGCGCAAGCGGGACGGGCATTCCCTTGTCGTCTGTTTTGAGCCCTTGCTTGCGGAGGGCGACTTCCCGAGCGCCCTTGTCCTTGTTTTCCGTTTCATCAATCTTTTGCTGGGCTTGGTCGAGTTTTGTTTCGTTGGTGTCGTCTACATGCTCCTCGTGCTGTTCTTTGGCTTCGGCAACTTTCTGCGCGCCTTCGCGTGTCTCGGCTTGGCCTAGTTTGCTTTCAAGGCCATGTTCCTGCATCCGTCTGTTCAAATCCGTGCCTGGAATGAGGCCCATGGTCGCTGGGGCGAAAATATCTCCGGCTATGTTTCCGACTTTACCGAGCGCATGTCCAATCTTGCCTAGCACTCCGGGATGATTTTCTGCCGTGCCCAATGGATTCGCTTTCTGATCGGCAATGCGGGCAAGTTGTGATTGGTAGTTCTCCGCGCTGCCCGGAGCTCCGACCAACGGCAATTTCTGCCGCTCGGCAAAAGTAAGCGGCTTGACGGGTGACGGAGTGCCTACAGGCTGCAATCCACTTGGCGCAACTGGCGCACCGCCGCCGATGTCTGGAACCTCAGGAGGGCCACCAACGCGCTTTAATGGCGAAAGCGGATGTATGCCCGGATCGCGGTCCATTCCATGCACGCCAACTGGCTGCATGACGTTGCCTTCTGTGCGACCAGCAGGAACAGGCTGCGGAGCGGCGGGCGTAGCGGAGCTCAACAACGCCAATTGCCGCAGTTTTTCCGGGTCGAGTGCTGGAAGTGGAGTTGCCATTTATGTCATGTACCCCGCACCGTTGGCTCCGCCGTATGCCGCCTTCGCTGCATTGGAAAGCGAACCCATAACGCCTTCAGCGTCTCCCAATCCTTGCTGCAATCCGCTTGTCTGGTTTGCCTGCGTCCAGGCCCCAATATCGGCGGGCACAAGACCTTCCGCCTTCAGTTGCGCGTTTACATCTGTGCCGTAGAGTCCTCCGAGATTCTTTGCAGCTTCGTCTTGCTGGCCGAGTTTTACTTTGGCGTTTTCGTTCTGCACGCCGAGAGCGTTTTGGCTGAGTTGCTGCGTTTTATTTCTTGAGGCTTGGTCGAGAACTCCCGAGAGTGCGCCGGTATTGTGCGTGCGCGCGGCTTCGAGGTTTGCCTGTCCGGTGATTCCCGCGTTTGCTCCGCCAGCGCCTTGCTCTCCGGCTACCAGCGTATTATTTATATCCGTGGGATTCATCCCCGTGGGGTTGGTGAGTTGTTTTTTCTCGAAGGGCACAAGAGATGAGCCGATGTTGGTTGCATTGGCGCCGTACCCTGCCCCGGTTGCCGTGGCTGTGTTTGTAGCGTTCTGCGCCGCTTTCACGCGACTGTTGCTCATTGTATCCTCAGAAAATAAAGCCCATCTTTTGCTGGAATCCAGCCAAGCTTCTGGAGCCGTCTGCCGAATCGCGGCCCGGCCTCCGCATACGCCCAGTCAAGCCCAAAGCCATACGCCTTTTTGTTCATTTCATCCTGCAAGAGCTTAACAGCTTCAAACCTAGCCTTTGGCGTGCTCCACGAGTGATCGAGCACGAGCGTGACATTCAATTCCAGCCTTGCGAGTCCCGCAGCCACAATGCGTTCTCCGTCTACAACGCACTGCTTTATGAGTGTCAAAGGATTCGCTGGATCTGGAAACTCATTCGTTGGCGTTATCCCATCTGCATGGAGTTCAATCAATCGCTTCAAATCGCTTGGCTCGAACTCACGAATGTTCATACCGTTGTCAGTTGCCTCTTGGGTCCGGGTGCGGGACGTTGCAAGACTGTGCCAAATCCAACGCCGCCCGTTGTTCCGTTCGCCAGTCCCGTTCCGCTTCCGGTGCTCGCCAGTGGAGTAAATTGCGCGGAGCCGCCTACCACTACGGGCGTCGGCACGTATTTGGTTCCGAAGTTCGTATGCGGAGCTGGATCGCTGCCAGGATACTGAACATAGGAACGAAAGTAGTAATTGATATTTGTGCCTGAACTGTCTTTCCCTGGCAAGGCCGTGAACAATGAACGGCTTGCCCCCAAGTCGAATACGTGAGGCTGCCCGAATGCTGGATCGTTTGGACTTGCCTCAATAAAGTAATGCGCGCCTTTTCTCAGTTCTGAATTATGAGTAATCACGGCATGTACTGTGCCGCTATTCGCCACTACGTTCAGATTTTGAACTGGCGCGGGAGGCTGGACCTTGCCGGTCGGTTGCACCGCAAGTTGCTTGAATCCGTTGCTGATTTGGTCAGTCAGATCGGAAAGCAAAAGATGCACGCCGCGCCGCGCTTCCTCCCAGGAAACCGCCGAGCGTAAACTGTTCAGGAAGCGATTGGTGTCGAGCGCCATCAGGGATTCGCCGTTGCCAATCCGCGCAGAGGGGACCACGCATCTTTTTGAAGAGATGCCACAATTTTCGATAATGAAAAGCTTGAGCCGACCGCATTCGTCCCCACACAAATGAAAAAACGGTCCCCGGTTAAATTCGCTGCAACTTCTAAGTCGCCGAGCGTAAATTGGCTAAGAGGAATGGACCCTAGAAGAAATGGGAGATTCTGTGGCGATTGGACATACACGCTGACATTCAAATTCCCGGCACCTTCCGCCAAAATACTTAGGTATCCAAGCAACATGCGTCTAAGTCCAAGGCCCTTCGCATCTTGCTGGTCTGCTTTAACCATGCCGAACGATACGTAGTATGAATTTATCGGTAACCCGTCGTCATCAAGTTCTGTCGGTGAGAATGCGTAGACCTTTGAGTTTCCGACGCCATTGCAAAGGAAAAGCGGCGTCTGATTGTTGGCTCTGTCGCAAAAATCAGCATACGGGCTCTGCAAGTTCCAGAATGACCACTTCCTAGCGGGTTCCGGTGCGAGTAGTCTGCCGGAAAAGGAACTTCTGATAGGCGCAGTGTCGGCGATGGCCATTCCCGAGTTGAGTTCGCGGTAGTTCATCATCAAAATGACGTTTGGCGTCTGCGGATTTGCGTTGATTGGGAACTGCGGCATGTAAATATTTGGCGTAGCGATGGGAACGCCAACATAAAGCCTTCGTTGCTCAGGATCGTTGCGCAGCCAGATGCTTTGCGCGGCAGGCCAGTTGATGAGATCCCAAACAGGCGCAATTTCCTGAGAAACTTTAAGTGGTTCAGAACCAGAAAAAAAGTAGACTCCCGCGCGGCACGCTGAAAACGCCCAGTCCTCCCCGTAGTCATAGGAGTGACTGCCGATAGTTCCGATTTTGTTCGAAACTTCCCGCCAATTCCAGAAAGCAGGCTCCGAATTCCCGGTGTCGCTGGTCGAGTACCAAGATTTTGTTTTCAGCGCGTATAAAGTGTCGAAGAGAACCATGCCGCCCCGAATCGGCTGCTGATTCTGCGACGGCCCGAAGTGCCCGGTCACCAAATCGAATGCTTCGGGATTGTCCGCGTAGCTGGCGGTGAAGGAAGTCGCAAAGGAAGGCTCTGCCGTGGGAAAAGGCTCGACGCGATCCACTTCCACATCTCCGCCGTTCGGGAGATTTGTGGCATAGACTCTGAACTCCAAATCAAGCGGTACGGTAGTGAATGCCGTCGTAACAAGAGTTCCGGTAAAAATCTGCATGGTCGTTGTCATGCTCGCAAGCGGCACGGAAAAGATTCCGAACGTGGTTCCGAGCTTCGGGCTGTAAATATCCATGACCAAGTTGCCGAGCGTGACTCCCGAAGGGCAGCAGGCCGTCACGCGAATCGAGTATTGCGTGTTGGTTGTGACAATCGGAACCTGATAGATGTCCTGATAGGCTGGCTGCTCGATCATTCCGTAGATGGCTTGTGAAACGCCTGTTGCATTCTTGATGTAGAACGCGCTGCCGAAGATGGGCGAGACAATCAGCGAGATTCCTCCGCCATTGATCGGGTCAACCGTCCAGCCCAGCGGATAAGTCGTTGTGGTTCCCTGCACGGCGCTAGAGAGAACGCCTATGCCGCCATCAAAGGAAAGATTGAGCAAGTTCTGGATTTTGTTCTGTTCCTGCCAGGCTATCAGCCGGTCGGAGTAACTGAGAAAGCCTACACAAGAGCCAAGTTCGGCCTGTTCGAAAAGATTGTTTCCCGCTACGTCGATGGCATCGCCTGCCAAGAGAACCGCATCGGGAAACGACAGCGTCACCTGCGTGGTGATATTGTCATTGATGAGCGTCGCCGGGTAGGTGATAAGCTGGCCGTTGGTTGTCACCTGCACAGGCTCGGGAATCCAGAAGAAATTGCCGCCATTCGCCCCGGTAAACGCAAGAATGCGCGCGGTAACGTTTGGCGGGCCGATGGGAATGTTCGAAACGACAATGGCTCCAGCCGAGGCCGTGATGGTGAACTGCACAAAAGGCGACGGAGCGGTCAGTGCTCCATTCCTGGTTTGGAAGATAACGACGCATTGCCTTGTACCGACGCCCATCACGCCGGTTGTCGAAACCAGTCCTCCGGTGGAATTGCCCAGGATTGGATTGGTCACTGTGCCGGCGGGATCGAACTGGAAGATGGTTCCAGAAATGATTCCCGTTCCTGTCTCAGCAGCCGGCGAAATGTTCGATGAAGAAACCAGAGACACGGAGAAACTGGTCGGACTGGCAGAAGTGATTACGGCATTCGATACGTTGAAGATCCCGTTGCCATTGAGAGTTCCTGTCACCGTGGCAAATTGGCCCAAAACAGGCGCAACTCCGGTGATGATGGTAAAGACGTAGTTGGCGACGTTGGCTGTCAGGCTGGTTTGCGTGATTTGCAACTGCGCGGCGTTGGGCGTGGCTGCCACCACAAACGTGTTGTCGTAGCCCGCCGTGCCCGCTCCGGTAACGGTCATCTGGTTGCCGACTTCAAGGAACGGAACCTGCACTGCCGCGGTCAGCGTCGCAAGCGTCGATTGGATCGTGCAGCCGCCGGGAGTCAGCGCGTTGTAGTAGGCCGTAAACGGAACCTGAAAGGTGATCCAGTCATAGCTTTGCTGGCCTGCAACGGTCGAGCCAACGCTGGTGATGGTGTAATAGGCCGGATTGAAGACGCCTGCGGGATCGTTGTTGACATTGTTTCCAGCGATGGATGGAAACCCTAGAATCTGGATGTTGGTTCCTACTTTATAGACTGGAGCAAGAGGGCTTCCCGTAGTTGGCGGAACGAAAGCGGCATGAACGATAATCGTCATCACGTTTCCGGGAGTTGCCGGAGCGCTGAACGTCCCGGTAGCCGATGGAGCGGCACTGACCAATAGCCAGTCGTGCGCTCCGGTTGGCAGAGCTGTTGCTGCATTTTGCGTGATCGTGAGTACAGCACTGCCGGAACTTGTCGTGGTCACCGACGGCGGAGCGCCCGGGCCGACCTGCGAAACCCTGTCGAGCCATTGCCCGTTCCACAGCCTTGGAACGTCGGTGCCGTTAATCAGATTCGATATGCCGATGTATTCCACGTCATCGAAAGTCACTGACTTGGCGTAACTGCCCGGCTGGATGGCTGTTGAAATATTGTTCAAAACTCCTGGATTTGCAGTGACATTCTCATCCCACAAGAGGCCGTTCGCGTCGAGCAGGAGAGTATCTATCTCGCCGTCTGTCTGCTCATACGTCTTGATCCAATTTATGTTCGAGGCGGGCGCAGGAGACAGCCAAGCCTTGAGTTTCACGGCATAGATAAAGAAGCTGGCTACTTCACCGCCCAAGGCTGTAGCTACGAGATTGACGGTGAAGGTTGGATTGTCGAGCAGTGCCGGAGTCAGCGGAATCGCCCAGGAGAAGCTTGTAACTCCGGCGACAAACTCCGTGTCGGCCAGAGTCAGTTGGAAAGCCACGGTTTTAGGCGAAAGCGTTCCATTGGGCAAGAGAATCTGAGCGGTCAGAATGGCGTCCGGCGACAGCGTCGATTGATGCCCGAAAACTTCGACCTGCAAGCCAAGAACGGATTCCGTTGCGGGGATCGTGAAAGGGAAATTGGAAGAGGCAAGTATCTGCGAGCGGTTGGGAGACGAAGTTCCCGAGCGAAACGTCGCCATCAGCGCAACCCAGCCGCCGCTGGTCTGCGTCCAGGTCGCTTGGACCGTCGGCCCTGCGCTGATAAGGAATGACGACGAATAGTTTCCGGTGATGTTCTGGATGGCGGCAAATGCCCCTGAAACCGTGGCGGAGAATTGCGTCGAGGCCGCGCCGATACAAAACTCATTCTGCCCAATAGTGAGAGTTGGCGCCGCTACGCTCGCGCTGTTCTGGGCGTTGGAGCTGACCTGATCGAGAACCGTGACGCCAGCGACTTCGTGAATCAATCCATACAGCGTAAATGCGCCATTCCAAGTGATTAAAACGGTCAGCGTCCCAGCCGAAACAGGATTGACGGTGTAGAACATGAATGCCTGCTGCCCGTTGACGTTTGAAGTGTTCGAAACGGCAAGCTGATACTCATTCCCTTGCGAATCATTGCAAACCGGAGAGATTCCCGGCCCTTGGCTGAAAAGCTCGGCAACGACAATGCTTCCCTTGGCGACGGGATTTGTGAACGTGATGCTGCAAAGCGCTTGCGCCTTGAAAGCTCCGCCCCAGCAGAACCATGCCCCTGCCCCGCCGACCGTCGCTGCAGCGCTGTAGGTTCCTACGGCGGTGACGGCCAGATATTCACCTACCGCCGAGACAAGGCTGGTCCAGCTCGGGCCAAGCCCTACGCCAGCGGCAGAGATCGAAAAGCCAATCAGCACGTCGCTCGGGTTTGTTGTGGTGAAACTGGGTGAAGCGATTGCGCCTGCCCCCGCGGCAGTTCCTTGCGCTACCGTGAACGGAACATCGACCGCGCCAAGCCCGCCGACAGCCGAAAAGTAACTCGTCACTGCGGTTACGTAGGTCTGCTGACCGATAATGTAGGTGTAGTTAATCGTCAGGTTATTGACGGTCTGGTTCAGCACGCAATAGAACGGCTGGCACCAATCTATTGCCGGACCTGCAACGCCAAATCCCGCCGGCGTGCCCATGGGGATGTAGGTGTTTCCTGAATTATCGGTGATTCCGCTGATGGGAAAGATGATATTCCCGATGGGCTGCGATGCCGATGTGATGACCGGGAAAACAAACAGCGTGTTGCCTTTCACCAAGCCCGGCTCAAGGAATGCGCCAGTCGTAACGTTCTGGATGGTTGGGCTGTCGGTTTCGTGGTTTACGGTAATCGGTGCAGCGCTGCCTTGCGCGTACTGCACGAGGCTTGGCGTTGTGTTAGTTCCGTTTAACGTGACGTTGGCGTAGGTTCCGGGAATTCCGAGCGTGGCGTTGGTGGGCGAGTTCCACGGAGCTTCGTTGGGTGTGGACGGCCCCGGCAGGGATTGCGCGTAGCCTGCAATCTTTTCGCTGTACAATCCCGCAAAAACAAATTGCCCGAGCGTGCCGCCGCGCGTGAAGACGCGCCCGACGGAGTAATCTACGTCCTGATTTTGCGGACTTCCACCCTCCGGCAAATCTGCCGGATCCATCTCTGGAATCGCACCACCCCATACAGTTAGCGCGACATCGGAAGCACCGCTTGCGTTGTTCATGTCCAGCTAATCACGATATGGTCTTGGGGAATACTATCTTGAAGTTCACAGTGTCGGCGAAAATGGATGGCGTGCCGCCGCTTAGCGCCGTGGCGTTACTGAACTCAATGTTGGATGTGGTAGCTGCGCCGGACGCTCCGCCGCCAAAGATTTGCAGCTTGCCGGTGCCGTAGTTCCATTGATACCACCAGCCACTTCCTGCCGTCGATTGAAAGTCAACGTAGAGTGGCGTGCGGTTGGCATATGGCCCGAGGTTGGCCATCGCAAAACCAGTTAGAGGCAGCAGGCCGCCCGTAGCGTAAGTATCCCCTGAAGCGGAAAATGTGACCGTCCCATAGTAGGTCACACAATCCTGCGTCACGTCCCCTTGCGGCGATTTGTTTGTTGTGTTGAACTTGAAAGTGGCGGTGGCCATCTATTTCTCCTTTTTTACGTAGTTGCCAGGATTAGATATTGGACTGTGATCTTCGCCGTTCCGTTTCCGGCGGCAAAATTGTTCGTCACTTTTGAAATGACCAGGGCGGCATTGTCATCCGTCGGAGGATTCCCGGCAGTGTCCGTGGCCGAGAAACTTCCGATTTGCTGAATGGCGCGATTGGGCGAGATAGTGACAAGGAAAATTCCGTTGCTCACAAGCGCCTGCGAAGCGCTGCCGGCAACAAAGGAAACCGCTCCGCCTGCGTCGGTGTAGGCTATCGAGCCGCCAAAGAAAACAATTTGGATGACCAGCGGAACGATGCGGAAACCAACTCCCGGTGCGGGAACCAAGGTAATCGGAGTCCCGAACAAAGCAAGGATGTTTGCTGAGGTTAGCGCCGTAACCGTTTGCGGCAGGTCCGCAGCTACCAGGGCGCGAAAAGCCGGAACGCCAGCGGCGCCAGAGGCCGGTCCGGACCAGACCGTGTTGGCATTTTCATTTACAAGCGTGATCGTATCGGCCAGCGTGCCCGTGGTTGTGACAGGCGAGCCCGTTACCGACGAACTGAAGATCCCCGGAACCGTCAGGGTGTGCGAGACGCTTGAAACCGTTCCGCCTACCCCGGTCAGGTCCGCGGCTACCAGAGCCCGGAACGCTGGCTGCGCCGCTCCGCCGCTTGTCGGCCCGGCCCAAACCGTGTTGGCATTTTCTGTGGCCTTTGTGACCGCCAAAGTGCCAGAAGCCGATACGGGCGATCCAGCAACAGAAAACTCGGAAGGCATGGTAAGGCCGACACTGGTAACGCTTCCGCTTCCGCCGCCCGCAACCACGTTCTGATCGGCAAGCACGAGCTGAGTCGGAAGGGCGGTGCCGTAGAGCTGCACGGTGTAGATTCCGGGAAGCGCATAGAAAAAAAAGTTTCCAAGCTGGTCGGTGAGAAATGGATTCGGCAAAGCCGAAGTTGCTACCGTCCCGCCTGACACGTAAGTCCCCGGTGTTACGGTGATGAGGCTGCCGTTGCTCTGCGTGACGGTGACGAGAAGCCCCGTAATCGAGTAGATTTGCCAGATGCCGTTGTAGCCTGTTGGATTGATGCCAGAGACGCTGAGATACGCTCCGACAACCACATCGGAAGGCATGCTGCCAAGCGTGAAGGTGATGTAGCCGTTGGCCCAGGTTGCCAGCGAAAGAGTAGGAGCGTTAGAGAGTGCGGCGTTCCAGATTGTTGCCAGCGGGCTGCCGGGTTGTGTTGTAATGACTGCTGGCTGGGTGAGCACAGCGACACTGACTCCCGGCAGAGCTAAACCTACTACGCTGCTTGCAGATTTGTCGTAGCGGAAGTAAGTACTCAACGGAAGCTACTCCCGCCCATGGCTCCATCTACTCGCCCGCCAGAACGATAGCCGCGCGGACGGATCGGATTCCTTTGGTCTGCGCGGATTTCCCGGTTAATAATTTGATTCATCGCATCTTCAGCCATGGCTTGAACTGCCGGAACTTGCGGCGAGCCGCGTGACAGTGCGTAATACTTCGCTACAAGGAATCCCAATGCACGCCGAGAACGAGGGATCATAATGGTTTGCTGGGAGAATCCTGTATTGGTCGTCAAGTCAAGAATAGATTGCTCGTAGCGGATGCGAATGTCTTGTGTGGTAGTGCAGCCAACCATGTAGATAGCCCCTTGCCGCCATTCCCACTCGCCAAAGACCGAGCCAGGCTGGGCCGACCGCAAACCATCCTTTGCGGGATTCATCGGCGAGAATTGCTGTGCGCTTCCGGTTTGCCGCTGCCAGATTTTCAAAGGGACGATAACGTCTGGAGGAAGCACTGGTGTTGCGTGCATCACCGAGCCATCAAAGTATCCGTTGTAGCCGATGAATATTTGACAGTCAGGATCGAGGTTTGGCGTCGGCGTAATGGGCGTGAGAACTAAATTATCAACGATCTGCGTCGAGACGCCGTTGTTGGCCAGATAAGTCTGGCACTCCTCAATCGCCATGTTCACAAAGTCGAGAGTGAAACTGGCGTTGTCTGTCAGAATGCTCCCAGAATTATTGCGAAGTTGATCGTTGATTATAGCCCTCGTAAACGTAAGGACGCCTTCGACCGTTGGGTACACGCCGATTTGAAGATTACTGATAACGTCTCCTTAAAAAGCCTCGCTGAGCGAATGAGGTTCGCGCGCGCAGGGAATACGTACGGAAGCTCTCATAGCCCAGCGAAGATCATTTCTTGCTCTTTGGCGCTTGCCCGCGCCGCATGAGCAATTCGTCACGCTTTTCTGCGTCTATGAAATCAGCTTCGTACGCTTTTTGCGGGTCGAAGATGTACCCGCACGTGTGGCGCACAATTCCTTCCTTGGCGGGCTCCCCGCACATTGGACACTCGCCTATCTTCCGGTAAATCTTATTCCAAGAACGGTCTTCGCCGAAGTACGTTGCAAACAGGCGCATAGTTGGCGTTATAGCGCCAAGCTGTCCCTTTGTTTCAAGCTCTGTGGCAATCGTTAATTGCTTCCGCCCGTATGCCTCCATTTTCGTTCTGGCTGTCGCCAACTCTTCCTCGGTCGGCGTTTCGTTCATCGTCCAGAACACGCCTTTTTCCGTCAGGTCTTGGCCTTCCGACCAATCGCCGCCAAGGAAGGGATTCACGATGTCTTGCGCCACGTGCTTGCCTTCGATGTCGTCCGTTTTCATGGCAAGTGATGCCGCGTCCATGTAACTCGACCGGAAGATGGACGGCAGAATCAGCGGCCTGCTGTACCGCTGGCCGGGCTCGCAAGCGGGAATCTTGAACGTTCCCCAAGAGCCTTTCGGGACTTCGTGCTTCATCGGGCCGATGTTGAAAATGTAGACTTTGTATTTCGGGGCAAACTGGTTGAGCGGATTCGGCTGGTACTCGACTACTCCGTTCATTCCTGTTTCCACGTTTCTTGCGATGTCCGGTCGTGCTGGCATGTCTAGGCTCCTTGGATTACTCGACGGTTGATCTCTTCCTGCGAAAGTTGCGGATTCCGTTTTGCCCACAAGGCGTGGTCGATTCGGCTTCTGAGTCTAGCCATAGCTTCAGCGGCGGTCATCTTGTGCTGGTATTTTCTGGTCCACTGTTCGCGGTTCGATTCGTAGGTGCCCGCGACTCCGCCAAAGGCCGGGGTTGCATTTCTGTAGGCGTCCGCGATGATGCGCCGCGACTCGCGCTTTTCTGCTTCCATCTCTTCGAGTATCTGCCGCTTCCTTTCGGCGAAGGTCATGCCGCGAGCAGCGTCAATCTTGGGGATGAGTTCCTCGAGAATGCGGTAGTTCAACTGGTTTAGTCTCCGGTTGTGCGAGTAGTAGCCGCGGAAAGGATAATCCCCGCAGCAATGGAGTCCTGAAACCGGATCGTAACTCTGTTCGTACCACTGCTCTGGAGACAGGCCGCACATCTCTGGAAATTTATACATGACCAAATGCCAAATGGGGTCTGGACCAAACTCAAGCTGGATGTGCTGGCCACAGGAGCCGCCTTCCATCTGCCCCCAAATCGTCGTTGTGGTACTCGGCCCCCAAACTAATTTGAAGTTCGGCTCGCTGTAGGGATTCATCCCGCCCACGCGTTCGAGAAACTTCGCGTAGCTTTCTGGACAGGTTTTCGATTGGCGGATGATTTCGACTCTCATAAAAGTTGGAGAGATTTCGGCTCTCTCCGGGCCGCAAAAGTTATCAGCCGAACACGCCTGTAGGAATTTGCGCGTTCAGAATAATCGCACCAGCGCGCACATTGGAAGAAAAGATATTTCCGGCCCATACATGATAGAAAATGGTACTTGCGTTGAGTCCGCCTGACGGCCCGATGGTTGGAAATGTCGTTTGGCCATTGACATCGTAGAGGTCTGGGGCCTTTAACTCTCCCATTCCCCAGTAGCGTAGGCAGAGCGCATCGATGCGCCCCGGCAAAGCGTGAACGCTGCGCACGATGTCGTAATCGACAAACGTTTTCGGCGTGTTGCGCTTCAGCATGTCTTGCGAACTGTTGCCCTTGATTTCCTGCTGGTTGGTGATGGCCACTTGCACGGCAAGATTCTCAACCGCCGCCGCCTGGTCCACGTTCATGTACCAGATGAGATCGGCAAGCGCCGGGGATTCTGTCCCGAGCGCCAGGCTGATTTTGCTGGTAACGAAACGGCCAGTGGCTTCGGTGATGAAAGCCCCGCCAAGGTTGACTTGTGGAGTGGAAAGCCTGCCAGGATAGTTTGCGCGGGCTAGACCGTTCAAAGTCCCGCCGTTGCCGTTTACCTGGTAACTGCGGATACCCATGATCGAGGTGCCCGCCGCTCCGGTTGCGCCGTTGATGACCAGGATGTCGCCCGCTGCCGTGCCTGGAGGCAAAGCGTCTGCGGACCAAAGCGTGTTCGTCACGCCGTCAACGAAGGAGATTTGGAAACTGCCCCGCGCTACTCCTCCGACTGCCGGAAAGACTTGCACGACTTGGTTATCGAAAAACTGATTCGCGTTGACGACGGTTGTGTTCGAGAACGAAGGTCCAGCCGCGCCTCCGCCCGAAGCCGGGAGAACGACGGTGTCGAGGGTTCCCGAGCCATCACCCTGGAAAGCTGCATCCAGGTTGGATTTGAATTGCTCGTTGGTGTGGGTGAACTCCGTGGCTTTGACGTTGATGCGGGACTTTTTGCCGGAGTCGGATGACCATACGGCTTGCGCGGTAATCTCGCAGGCTTCTGCAAAAGCTACCGGCAAGAGAAACTGCGCTGCGTAAGCCGAACCCGTGCCGCGGCCCATATCGCCGCCGTCCGCGGCGAACTGCAGGAATGCCGAGCCTGCCTTGATGCGCATGGGAATACGCAGGGAAGGTCGGCCCGTCGGGTCCCACAAGTTTCCTGTTCCCGGTCCGCCTCCGGTAGAGGTGGACATGGGAAGCATGCGGCCCGCTTTTTTGAGACGGCTGTAAAGCGTGTCCTCGGTCAGCATGAGATCTGGAACATCGTCTCTTACTGTCTCGAGCTCGACCGCCTCGATACTCGTTTCTGATAGAGCTGCCATAGGCAACTCCTTTGATTCGTGGACTTACTTGCCGCGATTTGCGCTTCCCCTGGCGCGCCCTTCGCTCTGGGCGGTGTTTAGCTTGTAGTGCCCTTCCGTAGAAGGGTTGCTGCAATCCGTTCGCTAGCGTTTGCTGCCCTGCGTGTTTAACGTGAGGCCCGCGATCACGAAGCGCTGGCTAGGAACGAGAATATCGTTTGCACCAAGACGTTGCCTGGATGGGTGACTTCACGCCTTCACATCTTGGCGGCTTGGCGTCGATAAAATGAACACATTTGCTACAGCGCTGAAACGTATGCTGTGACGGCTGCTCATATCCAACGGATTCATGGCTGAGTTTCTGCGCATCAGGCTTTTCCATTTCACCAGGTTGCAATCTTTCCGCTTCTCAGAAACGCTCTGCCATGCTGCCGCGAGCCGAGAAACGTGGCTTTGTCCGTTTTCGTGAAGTCCACATCGGCAATGCTGGGCCGACCGACGACCGTTTGCGGTGCGCCTTTCGGTGCAACCTTTGCCGGTGGACGCGCGCCGTTGCTGTTCGTCCCCAGCAGGTTCCGATACTTCAGAACCGTCTGCACGGCTTTGGGCATGTTGCGTTGAGCGTTGTCCACAATAAACTTTATAGCCTTGTCGCGGTTGCCTGCGCCCATGATGGTTTCATATCTCTTGGCGTAGTCCGCTTGCGCTACCAGAAGCTTCTTGATCTCTTCGGTCACTTCCGAGCGCACCCGGTTGCCCATCTCGGGATCGAGTTTCCGGCCCCTGAGAAGCTTCCCAATCTCCGCGTTCATCGCCCGGCCAACCTGCTGATTGACTTCAGAGCGTACCGAGCCGTAGAACTGCGCCTTTTCCTGCTTGGCAAGCTCTTCTCTCTGCGAGTTGATCTGCTCGCGTTCGCTGGCCAGCGGGTCCGTAGCGGCTTTTGTCGCCAGCCCCCGCATGGGCTGAAACACTTTGCCAACCAGATCGTTATAGAGGCGTATGGCGTCGTCGGTCTTGCCGTTGCGCAGGGCTTCGCCCATCTGCCCCACGGCATCGAAGACTCCGTACTTTTCAAGGAACTTGGTTGAGACAGTCGAAACGGCCTGCTCGTGAAAGGCCGGGTCCATGCGCTCCAGGCGGTCAAGCGCCGGCAGAACAAGCTTCTTGAACCCGTCAGGGAAGTCGGTGGCCCAGCCTTCAATGACTTTCGGATCGCCGCGCTTGAAGCCTTCCTCGAGCTGCCGCCCAGCCTGGACTTCCTCAGCCATCTGACTGAGCCCTTCCACGCCGCCATGCAGTTCTACCGCTTCTTTGAGCGCAGTGAGTTCCTGAGTCGTGCCAAGCTTGTCGATCGCTTGGCCTTTCCAGTAGATGCGCTCAAGCTCTTTGGCAAGGACTGGGTTGGTCTTCTTGACTTCGGCCAGGTGTTGCCGGACGACTGCTGCGACTTTGCGCCCGTCACCTTTGTCAGCAGCATCTTGTCCAGCTTGCTCCTGAGATTCTTCCTGAGACGCCTCACTATCGCCTTCAGAAGCGCTGTCTCCTGCTCCGGGTTCATCGCCCACCTGAACGTCTTGGGCTGACGACCCTTCATCACCTGATTCACCAACGTCAAGAACTTCGAGGTCTTCGCCATCCACGGGCTACTCCTTTCTTCCCTGTCCCCTGAATTGACGCTACTTCACCACAGGCAGCAACGGGTCGAGAAGCTCCAGCAACGCTTCAATGCGGTCACAGCCTTTGTAGGTCATGTCCGAAGTGTTGTTGGGATTCTTCATAAACGCCAACTGTTCGCGGACGCGGCCCATGATGTCAACGGCGGTGAGTGGCGGTGCCGGGGCGGTTGAAGCCACAAGCGCGGCCTTGCGGGCGGCTTCCGCTTTGGCGGCGGCATCGGCAGCGGCGGCTGCTGCGATTTTGGGATCGACCGGAGTTGCTGAAGGTGCATGTCCATGCGGTGCGGTCGGTACAGGCGGTGCTGGAGGTGCTTGTGTCGTCATTACTTTTTCTCCTTTTGTTTCAAACGGAATTTAGCGAACGTTTCCCGAACTACCTTTTCGACGTTCTCCTCTGTGTCATTCATCAAAATCTCGCCGCGAACACCGACTTCGTCCAGTGGTTTATCGGTCGGGTTGCCATCCCAGACATAAAAAGCCATAACCGCTTTGAGACCGCCGCTTGGGCCAATAAGAGGAAACAACCTCTGCCCGTTCAGGCTGTACAGCTCGGCGCCGTCGCTTTCGAACTCGCCAGAATACATAATAAAAGCGTTTTCGGTCTTCATTGAATCATCGGCGGTTTTTGCGCTGCTTTAACCGCCAATTCCTTGGCGTCTTCCTGCTGCTCTTCGGCTTGCATTTTACCAGCATCGAGTTGGATGCCAACCTTCCCGGCGGCTTGGACTTTACCATCAATCGGGAGGTCTTTGAAATTTACAGTCAAGGAATCGCTGGGCGGCTTGCCTTGCGGTTGGTTGCCTGCCTGCTGAGCCTTGAGCGCCGCGGCGTGCTCGTCGTAGTGCGTCATCACGTTTTCATAGCCTTCGGGCTGCTCCGCTGCCGCTCGGATTCCGTCGCTCGATCTCGCCCACGTTTCGATTTCATTCATCTCCCCGGCGTGATCGTCAAGCTTGCCGAGTTTTACCGTGGAAATGACTTGCGGGATTTGTGCGAGTTGCTGCTGGGCCTGCTGCGCTGCTTCGGGTGGAATGGGAATTCCCTTCTGCTGAGCCTCGATGGCCGCTTGCTGAATCTTTTGCTGGGCTTGCTGTAGGGCGGGATTGGGATCCGGGGCCGATTGCAAGAGAATCTGAATCTCGCCCATCTGCTTTTCGCTGGAGTCCGCTCCAGGAATGACCATTTCCGGCAGGCCGGCTTTGTCCTTGGCCAGCATCATGTTGCGCGCGGTGCTCAAGACTTTGGCCAGCAGAGGATTCTTTGCCGCCATGCCGATCACGTTGTTCCAGACTGCGCGTTTCGCTACCCAGCTCTCGGGGAAATTGTCGTCCTGGTCGGGGAAGCACCTGATGTTCCCTTTGAGGTCGTTCGGGTCGATGGCCAGCTTTTGCATCTGCTTGCCTTGGCCTGGAACGGTTCCAGTCATGGTCTCTTCGCGGTACGTGGCTGCAGCTTGCACCGCTTGGCGAATCAGATTGGCATAGCCGCCGCGGATGTTCCGCCAGGTCAGTCCCACTCGCCCGAGCGCCTGGTCGCGCTGAATGGTGATTCCTCCAAGCGTGTTGTTGCCTTGCGTGTCTCCGCCAAAAAGAGCTGGGCTTCCTCCACAAAGGAATTGCGGAGCTTCGCCAAACAGCCATTGCATGTACTGAATCATGCCTTGAGCAATTTCGATTTGCTGCTCGGTGAAAAACAGGTCGGCGGTGCCTTTGCCGGTGACTTTCGGAGCCTTCAAGTACTGCCCTGGTCGGCGCTCCGCATCCTGCAACGCCGCAACATCAATCTCCGAGCCTACCCAAACCCGAGGGATCAGGTGCATGAAGCTTTCGTGCGTCAGTTCTACGCAATCGTTCAGCTTCTCCTGGATGGGAATGACCGGACTGCCTAGCGCTGGCCGGTGCGCGCCGTCTCCCGACCGGGCATGGATCAGCGTCAGATGGTCGTCCATGGATTCGTTTCGCTGCTCGCAAAGCGTCTGGCCAACCATGACGGCCATGAGCCCTTTGGGAAACTCCTGGTACAGCCAGTTTCTCAGATCGTCGTCTTCCTCTTCGGTGTAAAACTCCGGCCGCATCCAGGTGCGTTGCTTGGTGGCGTTGTGCGCCATCGAGTCGCGGTTCTGCCCCGATGGCCGCATCCCCATCATAATCGCTGTTCTGGCCAGACGTTCGTACTCGGATTCCGCCGTAGGCGATTGCCCGGCTTTGATTTCATCGGCCTTGTCGGGGTACTCCGTCTTGAACTTCGTTATGTCGCCCTCTTTGCTGATTTGCAGGTAAGAAGTGTCTGCAAGGCAGTTCGACTGGACGGCGACTTTCGATTCGAGCACTCCGTAGCAAGTAATGACTTCCGAGCCTCGCGGCACGCCTGTCCCCGCTTGCCCGCTTTCCTGCGGCGTGGGATTCTCGCCCTGCTCCGGCAAATAGGCTACTTCTTCCTGCTCTTCGGTTACGCCCGGATTCGAATAGCCGAAGCGCTGCCCGTCGAGAACATGTCTCGCTTCAAGAACGCATCGTCCATCGGTGTAGAGATACCGCGAAAGGTCGGCCAAGACCGTCAGCATGTCGTTGTTGCGCTCGATCAGTTGGCGGGCCTTTTCGGCATTCTCACTGGCTGAGATGTCGCTGGCGTTGGTCGGATCTTCGGGCTCGAACCGGACAGCAGGCAGTGCAGCGGTCAGAGCCGCGCCAAGGATGTCCCCAAATCCCAAGTAGATGTTTGTTTCGTCGTTGTGGTCGTCAAAGCTTTGCCCGCCAAGGCTGACCATCGAAGGAGTTACGAGAGTCCCTTTGGGGCCGTCGAGCAAGTGCTGGTTGCCGCGGTAGAAGTAGCGCGCTTTCCAGGCGTCCCGGACTTCCAAGCGGCGGCTCACCATGTCCCGCTGCGCTACCCGCGAGCACAGATGCTTGATGCAGGTGCGCTTGGCTTCCGCCTCTTCGTCATCGTCAGCGATCTCGACGCGGTTGTCGGTTGCATCGACGGAACAAAGTTCTCCCGGCTGGAACTTCTGTTCCTGCTGGTCTTGCTGCTCAGGGTCTTGCGATCCTTGGCTAGCGGCTAACTCTTCAGTGTTTGGCAGATAATCGTCCTGGATAAGGTGAACGAGCGAGATTGAGTGCCCAATTCCGGTGTGTAATAGGCTATGCCACCCAAATCCTTCCATGCTGCGGCTTGACTTTGATGCACATACCAAACGGTTGACGATACGCCGGAGCCCCAATCGACGCCCCAATATTTCAGGTCCACCTGATCGATGCGATCCGGAACTGGCGGGAAACTGTAAACCCTGAACGGCCAAGTGCGCACAGCTGCGCCAACAGCAATTCCGCCAACAAGCGTTCTCAGGAATCCTCGCCTATCCATCTTTATTGACCCACTTTGTCGATTTCCTCTCAGGGAGTTTCTTCGGACTGCCGGTTGCGCCTATCCATTCCTTGACGCCGGATTTGCCAAGCTTCTTTGCCGCGTCAGAAGTATGGAGCCACCTGAATTGCGCGCGAGACGTGGCGGGAATCGGCCTACTCCATGTAACTCTTGCCGCCCATCGGCTTCTCGGCTGCTCCGCGCTCTCCGGCATTGCTCATAGCATCTTCGCCCATGGTGTTGTGCTCGGCGTCTTCCATGGCTACTTTGCCGTGCTGGTGCGCTTCGTCAAGCGTGGCGTGGTCGGCGTGGTGGATGTGCCCGCCGTGATGCGTCTCTGAGTGGAAGCCTTTCGCTGTCTTGGTGATGACATGGCGGTCGGCTGGGCCGTGCTTGGCCACTACGGAATGGATGTCTTCCCCGCCGGCAGGCTTTTTGCTTTCGTCGTAGCGGCCTACGGTTTGCACGTTGCCGGACAGCTTGCCGTCAAAACTCGTCGCACCTTTCACAGGTCACCTCGCATATGCGTAGTTGGAACATCCCCACTTCCGACATCGCTGGCCATGGAACCCAGGTTCACCAGGGTGCCCGCAGAGATTGCAAGTCTCCGCTGGTACTCCTCCCTCAACCACTGGAGCGGGATCAGCGCTCCGCGCCACCACACGTACTCTTCTACGCCGTGGCACGTCGCCACCTCCATGATCCCCCGAGTTCGTTTGTACTGCTCCATTGCACCTTTCCCGTATCCAAGCCGACAAGCCGCGCTCTCCCGCCTTCGCTCGCCACTCGGCCAGTTCCTGCCCGCTTAATCTTAAATTGATCACCCTGTCGGCCAGCAAAGTACGCCGTCTCGGGTTTGAGCGATGCTCTAAAATGTGGCAGTTCGCGCACAGGCGCTCCAAGTTTTCCGCGAGATTGTTTTTCCTGTTCCTGTCTCGATGATGGGTTTGGAGAGCAACTCCTGTGTATCCACAACGGTTGCATACTTCGTCGTGCACACATAGTTTCTATACCGAGTTGTGTGTACATGTCAAGACGATTTGTATATATCAATTCGCACCTTCAATCGCTGCCTGCTTCTTGTCGTCCGGCAAGGCGTCCCACTCGGCTTTGGTCTGCTTCCAGGTCTTTTTGGCTGGCTCTGGCACGGGAACCTCGGTGATAGGCTTGGCGTCGGTGCGATCCACGTAAGCCTTGGCCGGGGCGTTGCTGAATGCCGCCATGGCCAGTTCCAGGCGTTCAATCTTTCCTGACAGGAAGTCCTCTTTGGCGTGCGCGCGCTGTAGTTCTCGGTCGAGAATCTCTATCAGCCTGGCTTCAGGAGAGTAAAGCTCAAGTTGTTTAGCGCGTTTCACTTATCGCCACTCCGGGGCCGGAGACAGCCGATCACAATTCTTGTACAACATCTTATTGAATTTGATTACTTGCAGTCGTACGTAACCTGCCCTATACATCGTAGGGGAGTGTCGATTCATTATTGTCTTCGCCACGGAGCCACACGATTAGGCATGTTGATGAACAACTCGCTTCCGGGCTTGCGCGCCTCTAAGCGCATGATTTCTAGATATTTAGCCGTCATGTCGGGAATTGCTCGGACGCGCAAATCGTCTTGGATTGCTCGTGGTATTGGCCTGGGATTGAAGTACGACATGATCCCGTAGCGCAGCGCTTCGCAAACGTCGAGATAGAGTTCATTGCCTTCGCTGGCCGCATCTTCCAGGTCTTTGTCGTCCCGCATCAGTTGCGGGATTGAATCAATCACGTCACGACAGTGGGCACTAACGCAAAACCCTTCTGAGTCCAGAAGAGTGTATACCAGCCGCCATCCACCAACCCTATCGTTATTGGCTCGTTCGGGCCGTGGAAGTCCCCCGCCAGCAAGAACGTCCCCCATGCGGTCTGCAATGGTGTGCTCTTCGTTGACCCGGTTGAATCGCTCTGGGGAGAGGAAGACATTGCTTATTCGCTCGCCAGAATTGTGCCGGAGAATCTCTTCTGCAAGCGTCTGCTCATTAATTCCGCGCCTAACCAGCTCGCGGTAACAAACGATAACCGTCTTCTTTTGCCCAAAAGAATCAACGACTTCGGCGTTCGTGAACCAAAGTACGCAGGTGGCGTGGTTGAAGCCCCAATCAATACCAATCCAACGAGGCTGCCAATCCTGAAACGTAAACGCTTTGACGTGCCGCTGGATGTCCCAGTTCGGAAAGAACTGCCCGGCAAGGATGTCCCAACTGCCTTCAAGCCAGGCTGCTCGGAGATTGGGTGGAAGCGAACTAAGTCCTGCGATGTATTCGGCGTCGTTGGCGTAGATGGGATTGTCGGCAAAGCTTGAGTGGATGACTTCGTAGTCCGCTGGGTTGTAGGTGTCATCGACTATGCCGGCGGGAAGCTTGTGCTGGATCCACAGAGCTTTGACCCAGCCTGACCCGATTCCGTTAGGATTAGTGCCCCCGGCCATACGGGCGCGCGGCTTGTCACCGTAAATATCGAACGGAACCGGACAACGATTGGAGCCTTTAATGAATGCCCACTGAGGATAAGTAAACTGTGTAAGCTCATCCCAGCCGACGTAGAGATATTCAGGCCCCTGGAGTTGCTTGAGGTCGCTGTCGGCTTTGATGTGCCCGAAGAAAAGATTGGACTTGTTGTGGAAATAGACGGTGTGCTGCTGGCCGTTGTACTGCCGATAGATGCCTTTGGGAACGTACTTGAGGAAGTGATCTTCAATGCCGCCCTGCTGGCTGGATTTGAGCGTGCGGCGAAGGAGAAGATTGTTCGAGCCAGGGACTTCGCAAGCCGAGCGGATCCCTTCCCAAAGAAGCGCCAGCGTCTTGCCGCCGCCGCGAGTGCCTTCTTGAAGTGGGTATCTGGCTGTACTTGCATGGAATTGATGCTGTGGCCCCCAAGATGCGCCGTGGTCTGGCTGATAGAAGTCGCCTATGTCGATGGTGGGCATTCACCGCGGCGAGGCATGGCAGCTATGTTGATGGTGATGTTTCCGGCCTCGATTTCGTCCGCACTCTTTGGAGCGTAGCTGCCTTTCAATCTGAAGGCAATATCTAGGCCTTCCTTGCGCGGCCCCCACGCGATAACGTTGTACCGCTCAACGACTATGCCATCCTTCTGGAAGAACTTCGTCTCTTCTGCTTCAAGCAGCGGCTTTAGGTAATCCTCTACCAGCACATCGTCGGTAAGCCCGTGCCGATTTAGGACTTCTGGCATTTTAAGGCGAATGTTTTCAAGTGCTTGCGAGCCAAGCTGGCCGACGTAGCCGTTATCGGCGTAACCCGCTGAGCGCGCGGCCTCGGTGATGCTCATGCCCTTGACGAGATTCTTGACCAGGGCGCGTTGCTGCGGGGTGAGTTTCTTTGCCAAATTAGCCTCGGATCGCCGCTACCAAGCCGACCGCGTTGGTTACGCTGAGTAGTCTTACCCGGGCGAACTTCGGTATGTTCCAGGTGCAATCGGCGTGGAAGGTGTTGTTGGTGGCGTCTACGCTCGTGATGTTGAAGCCGGCAAGCGTCTGATAGTTGGCGTCAGCATCGGCGTCGGCGCCTTGGATGTCCACTTCGAAAGCTCCGGGAGCTCCGCTGAACTTGCCATCCACCGCAAAGCCAAGCGATGAGTTGAGTGAAACCGGGCCTGACAGGGCAAAGGCTTGGCCAGCTTGCGGGGCTGCCGGGGATTCGTACTGGATGCCAATCGCTGTACCTACGCCGCCCGTGTCCGGGGCTTGGTGCAGAATGACGGGATCGTTGGGGACCAGGGTTGCGGTTGTCGCTGAGCCGATAGCCGTCACTGTGTACCATCCGTCAAAACGGGTTCCAAGCACGGAGGTTGGCTCGAGGCCAGTTACGCCGCTGATGACTCCAAGCCCGATGTAGACGCTGCCGCCGATTTGCCAGTTATGCGCCGCGCTGACGGTAATCGTTACGACTCCGCCAGCCGCGCGCACCAATCCGCCCGGTGAGGCTGAGATGGTCGATGCGAGGTATTTGCCGAAGCTGTAACCCACAACTCCACGCATGAGCCCAGCAAGAGGATTTTGCAATGATGACTGGACGTAATTGGGCACGCTAAGTCCTTATTATACAAAGGCTTCGACGGTGTAGTACACCACAACCGACGCTGTCCCCGTTCCCGCGGCGTAGTTGTTCGTCGCTTTGGTGATGAACAGGGCCGCGTTTTCATCGGTAGGCGGGCTGGCAGCAGTGTCGAGGCCGGCGGCAAATGGCGTGTATTGGTGCGTGCGGTTCGGGGAAACAGTCGTAATCATGCCCTCCGCCACCGTCAAAGCGGTGCGCGAACCAACCGTCAACGTCACCGCGCCGCCGGCGTTGGTGTAGGCCACAGACCCGCCGATGAAGTTGATGGTCACGGCAATCGGGTTGATGTAGAAGCCCGCGCCCGGAGCGGCAACGACCTGGATTGGAGTCGTCAGCAAGGCGAGAATCTGCGCCGAAGTCAGGTTGATCTTGGCGTAGTTCATGCCCACAGCGGGGAATGGGCCGGGGCTTGTTCCTACGCTTGAGGTTGCAAAAAATTGCTGGCCGTCAAAAGCCGAAGGAGCCTGCGTTACGGTGGGTGCCATGGGTGTTTCCTCTCAGATTTGAATTTGGAGTCTCAATGCCAATGCTTCGGAACTCTCTAGCCGCTCGGTGTGCCGCTTGTGGCGGGGATCTTCGAAGATGAAGAGCCCACGGTAATAGTCCGGCTCTGTGCGCGCGCCATCTATCGCCATGGTTTTGGCCTGGTATTCTCGCGGGCCGGTCTGCTCGAGGGATGAGCCGAGCAATAGGATTTCTTGCTGGCTGGCGTGGCGTTTGAAGCCGTTCGGGTAGCGGATCAGATAGTTGCGGTGCGGCAATAGAAAACCTTTGACGTGCTCGGGTCCAGGCAACAGGAATCTGCCCCTGCCTGTGGTCAGGGAGTGCGCGCACAAATAATTCGCTAGTTTGGGCGGGAATGCAAGAAAATAAAGGTGTGTCGTTTTGAACACACCTCAGCACGGCAAAGCAGTTCTCTAGCTAGCGCCCACAGTCCCCCGCCTTCGTGCCCAGTTCTCTTCCGATCTCCGGATGTTGGGATGCACAAACTGTATCCCTTTTACAACAATGCATGGCTCGCTCATGCCGCTGTCTTCGGTGGCCTGCCGGGATGGCCTTTCTTCCAGGGCTTCGAGCCGCGCTTTCTTCTTTGCCGTCTCTGATCTAGCGCCCTGCAATCGTCGCACTGCGCTATGTACAAGTTGCGAGGTCTTCCGCAAGTCTGACATCTGCCATCCGCTATCATCCGCAACTGCCAGCGCCTTTGCTTGGAAACGCTCATGGTCTTTCCTATTGCGTGGCACGTAAAGACGTGTTATAAGCCCTAAATATGCCAAAGTCAACTAGAAAGTGCGGCCACCTGCGCCACGCCAAGAATTGCCTCATTTGCCATCTCTCAAAGATAGGGCGAGCCACATCGCCGCGTAAAACAAGGGCTTTGCGCAATAATCTTTCAAAAGCGCGTGCCGCCAAAGCCATGAAAGCAGAGGAATTGCAAGAGGTTTCGTGAATGCTTCGCCTTAAACACGTTTTAGCCATTGACAATCTATAACACGTTTGAGACAATTTCTTTATGGACATCCAAAGTAAAGTCGCCCTGGACAAAGAAAAGCACCCCGAAAGATTCTGCAAGCAAAACCGCTGCCTCTGGCGGGTGCTGGTCTGCCACCCCATGACAAGGGAAATGGTCCCCGCCAAGGGTTGCGAGTCGGGATGGTGCCCGCGCCATACCCGAGCGGAACAGCCCGTTGTGCCAGCCCCGGCCACCGAGCGGCGCGAACGCACCCAAGTCGAGCGTAAAGTTGATGCCCTGCTCGATGAGGTTTCGTTTCTGCTGTGGGGATGCCCGTTTGACGTGCTGGATCCGGTGCGGGCCGACGCCGTGATTGCCGAAGCTTCCATGAGATTTGATGTGAACCTGGTCGAGCAGGGCGATCTCGCACGCAAAGCGGCAAGAGAAAATGTTTGAAAAGGTTTTGCACAAACCTCAGCAAGATCAGTAGTTTACGAGCTAGCGCAACAGGAAACCGAGGAGGGGCTGTGACCGCGCATGAAGCGTTCAAGATCGAGCACAAAGGATTCATTGCTACGGCTTGCCTCAATGATGATCCCATGGTGCAGGACGCCAACATCGTTGTGACGCGAGACGGTGTGCTGTTTGGCGAGTTTAAGTATCCGGCCTACCGAATCTGGAACATCTACGCGCACTGGCAGGATGAAGTCGAGACGTTGCTTGCCAAGGAAGAACATGAGCGCGATTCACAGTTACGATCCGAAGGGAGGCCCGCATGACCGTTGACGAAGACGAAGGACTGGCGCAACTCGAAGGCATCCTGGCCTACCTGGCCCCGCTCGCCCGGCTAGACGAAGCCGACCAGCTCTCTGGCGACTTCGAAGCCTATTGCGTGGTGGAGTCTTGCCAAGAAGCTGTGCTCGAAGCGTACAAATGCAGGTTTTGCGGCTATCCGATCGGCGACAAAACCGACCGCTATTGCTCGAAAAGCTGCTACATCGCCGACATGGAGGGAATGTGAATCTACTAGAGAAAATCATGAACATTCTTAGTTTTCAGGACTGGAAGGAAGCTTCAGAGCGACCAGGATGGGCTGGGCGACGCACAAAAATGCGCCATTCCAGAACGCCTTTTGCGGGCCGTGGTCATCAGTACGGCAAGCAGAAGATGACCGTCGAGGAGTTTGCCGATAAAACCGCGCGCAATGAGCGATTCGCCGCACTCCGAGCCAAAGGAACGCCTCACGTCAGCAAATTCTCGACCGTGCGCGACAACAAGAGTGTTTGGTGCGTGGTGCGGCCTTGAGCCTGGAAACCATGGATGGCCATGTCTGCCCGCACTGCCAAGCAACCATCTACCTGGACCAGTGCGAATGCGACGGCAGCGAGATGTCCACCGACGAGTTTGAACGGCTCCTCAAGCGTGCCTGGCTGGCCGAACAGCGCAAAAAGGTCAAGGAAGCCTTGGAGCGCGCGCTTGGCAAACCTAGCTTTGCGAATAGGTGGACAAGAAATGCTTTGTGAACACACCTCGTCTTACCAATCAGTAATAGCTAGCGCTGGGAGCGATTTTGCTTGCAGTCAGCGCGGAGCGATGATAGAAGATTTGTGCGAGCTCATGAGGCGGCGGTCACTTAACCGCTTTGGTGAGATGTTTGGTTGGGGAGGGCCGACACTCTCCCCTTCCAACCCTTGTCGGAGGGGTCATGCAACTCCCCGAACAACTAAATCTGGCAAGCTGGTCCACGGCCTCGACTCCAGAGCAAATCGAGGGTGCAGTTGTGTCGTGTCAGTGTTCCGCTGTGCCTTGATAAGCCCTGCTCTGAGTTCCCCGCTTCTCAACAGGCAACCGCACAAGGCCATCGCGGAATGGTTGGCTGGCTATTTCATAGCAAAGAATCACTCCCAAACCCAAATGCGGGAGAAGAAGCGGGGTGTGTCTTGAAACCGTCCGAGTTCGGCGAAGCCATGGCCGACATTCTGACGCAAACCTGTAAGCGCTGCTTCAGGGATGAGCCGTTAACTTGGTCTGAACTCGACACCATGCAGGACAGGATTTCGCTGTTCATCGAAGACGAGAAGAGCAAAGTGGATGAGCGGCATATCGACCGAGCCGAGCAAGAGCTGGACAAAAGAAAAGAGGGATTGTGAGCGAACAAATGGTCATTCCTAGCGATGGCGAACACCGGTTTTCGAATCGCAAAGAGGTTAGAGACGAGATTGCCAAGCGTGCGGCCACGCCGGCAGATGAGCCGAAACCAAAAACATTGGTGCAAAAACTCTGCGAAGTCATGGCCGCGGTCGAGCGTGTTGCCAAGCGCGGCAGAAACGAGTTCCACAAGTACGACTACGTGACCGAGGCCGACCTGGCCGATGCCATCCGCAAGGAACTGGCTTCGCGGCATCTGTTCATCTTTCCGAACGTCACCAAGGTTGTGCGCTCGCCGCTCGAAGTCGAAACAACCAAGTGGGTCAACAATCAGCCGATTCAAGTTGTGCGCAAGACGCAGCTGACGGAAATTGAGGTGGAGTGGACCTTTGCCGACGGCGAGTCTGGCGAGGAAAAGACCATCGTGGTGCATGGCGTCGGCGAAGATAACGTGGATAAGGGCTTTTACAAAGCTTTTACCGGCAGCGAGAAATACATGCTGATGAAGGCTTTCCTGATACCTACAGGCGACGATCCCGAGCAGGATAGCAAAGAAGACGCCAAATCGGCCAAGGAACGCGGCAAGGTGGCTGCCAAGGCCGTTGGCGAGCAGAAAGTCGCTGAGATGCGCGCTAATGCGCAGGAAACCACATCCCAGGACGCGCGCCGGATTGTCTTCATCAAGATTATGCCCAATAGCGATATAGCTGTGAATGGGTACCTAGCCGACAACAAGGTGTGCGACTTCCTGCGGGATGTGGACGCAAAAAAGAAGCCATCGAAGCTTGGCAATGGCTCGTACTATCAGTTTGCGCCGGAGTTCCTAGCCGACTTCAAGACTCTGTGCGAGCGCATGGAGATTGAGATTGCCTAGGCTTTCTAAAGTAGCTACTGCTGAGGTCCGGTTTTGGGCGCAAGTCCAAAAGACTCCGACTTGCTGGTTGTGGACTGGCTGTAAACGTAATGAGTATGGAGGATTCGCCATAAAAGTCGACGGCAAGTGGAAGCACGTTTACCCGCATAGGTTTTCATATGCCATGCACAAGGAAATCCCAAAAGGTATGACCGTCGACCATCTGTGTAGCAATAAAATGTGCGTTAATCCTGAGCACTTGGAAATTGTTTCGATCTGGGAGAACAGGCGCCGGGCAATCGAAGGCGACCCCATAAAATATCTTGGGAAAATAGGGCGTCTTGGCGCACGGGCGAGGTGGGGTTGATGCCGCGTTGGGCCGAAGTCAAAGCACGATGGGCATGGCTGAACGACCATCTGGCGGACGACGAACCGGTAGTCTTTAAATTGCCGCGCAGAGAGGCAAGGAAACGGATTGCCAATGTCGAGAAGCGCAAGAGGATCACCTTTGCAGCCGATGAGCAAACTTTTGCGGAGTTTCATGCCGAACGTGAGCGCATTCTGCGGGTGCTCGATGAGAACCCTACGCTCTTTGGGCTGTATCTGGTGACCTGTCTGCGGCATTGGAGCAATGACGAAATAGCGGCATGGAAGGCAGAACATGAAACCTAAGCCCGTCACCGAAGAAGAGCTCATCACAGCCGACCGCCGCCGCGCGCGAGCCATCCTAGCCCAGTTGCGGGAGCGGCACGACATCACCGGCGAAGAATTGCTAGTGGTCTTGTGCTGGCTGGGTGCGCTGGTGGTTGTGGCGATTGGCTTAGGGTTGTGGGCGAATCAGTAATAGTTTTTGGGAACACCTCGGACTGGCTGAGTTCATGGCTAGCGCCGTGGTCAATCGAGGAGAGGTGATGGGCAGAGAAGTCAGAATGGTTCCACCGAATTGGGAGCACCCACGCAAGGAAAGCGGAGAGTACCATCCGCTGCATGACCAAGATTTTGAGGAACGCGCGGCGGAATGGTTCGCTGAATGCGTCCAGTGGTCGAAAGGCGAACACGCTGACCAGAAAGACGAAAGCGAAAATTGGCGCAAGGCCTATAAATACTACTGGCAGTGGGCTGGCGACCCGCCGGACAAAGAGTATTACCGTCCGAAGTGGGCGGATGGCGAAGCAACTTGGTTCCAGGTTTACGAGACGGTCAGCGAAGGAACGCCCGTTACGCCGCCATTCGCAACCAAGGCCGAACTAGTTGAGTACTTGGCAACCAAAGGAGACTTTTGGAGTCAGCAGCGTGGCACTGGTCCGTGGGATAGGGAATCGGCAACGCAGTTTGTCGGCGACGGATGGGCTCCGAGCGCAATAGGAATGCCCGGAAATGGATTGAAAACCGTAGATCAGGCAGGGTTCTATCCGCAACGCTAGTCATGGCAGTGGCATAGGGGTGACTCGTGACTTCACTCGATAAGATCCAAGAGCAGCTCGACGCCCTCGTGGCCGCCAAAGAAGACACCGTGCGGTTCAGGGAGTTGCTGCTGGGGGCGGTGCTGGAAATTCAGAACGAGCAAAACATTTACGCCGCCAAGTTGAGCGACAAGCTGGACAGGATGTTCCGAAATATCCACGACCGCATAGAACTGTACTCGGGCTTCCCTGAAGCATTGCGGCTTGTGAATACCCGGCTCGACGAGCACAGCACCCGCCTAGCGGCCATCATGGGCAAGCTCTGCGCCCAGCAAGAGGCTCGCCGGGGCAAAGCAGTTCGCGGCGACCGCAACAAGAAGTTTGGAAGGGGCTAACGTGGGATACCAACACAACGTTGCAATCAAGAATCATTGTCGTTTCGCGTTTGAAACATGTCAGCCGCAGTTTCACTTTTTCAGGCGCGGCTTGAGCATTATCCTGACGGTGAACAGCGGTTACGAATGAATCGAGAACGGTTTCGGCGGGCCGGTCTGGCACTGCTCAGTGAGTCATCAAAGCATTATGGTTTCTTCGAGCATTTTGGAGGCGATGGCGCGAGAGATTCTTGACGGATTTGGCGATGCAAAAGCCGGGGAGTGGATTGAAGACCGTGCTCGCGCCTTTCACATTCGCCGCAGGCTCACAGCAAAAGAGCAGGAGTTGGTCGGCGAAGCGGTGGATTGCCGGACGACAGCAGAAGGACTTGCGCGATTCAAGAAAATAGCGAACGCGCTGCCTGCCGAAGCTCTGGCTTTAGCAGAGTATGAGATACCCGCTAGGTAAGAGCCGCTCAGAACGTCGAGGTGGGTGAACGGCGGCGGCTGGCGGGGGCGCGGCAGTAGAGGGGGCCTTTTGACAAAACAATGCAAAAAGCAGGTGGCTACTGCATCAAAACACGTTGCCCGTTCTCGCGCTTGCGAGGACTGCGGCGAAGAGGTATTCCCGAGAAGGTTCCGCTGTAGGGATTGCAAGATGCTGGTCTGCGCATGGTGCAGCGGGCATGTCCACAGGTGTCGCAAGTGAAGCGCTGCGTTAAATGCGGGCTTCCCGAGGAACGGCATCCAGTAGGCGGTCACACATTCGCTTCGATGGACCTGCCGGAAGGACGGACTTGCAGCGATTGCATCCATTTTAGTTTCTGCACGAAGTTCTTGGGTGACGTGGCGAAAAACACGTCATGCGACTGGTGTCCGATAAGATTTGCGCTCTCGTACACGGCGGAGCAGAAACCCCTTGACAGGTAAACAGAATGAGAGATAGAGCGCACGGGCCGGTAAGCGAAAGATTCATGCGGCACTATTACGGTGCTTCAGGCTTTGTAGCTAAATCCAAAGGAGGACGAGTGGACATCAACAACATATTTACTTATCACGCACCAAGCGCAGAGCAGCTTCCGAAGTACGAAGCAATCCGCGCCAAAGCAAAAGAAATGGGCCAGTGCATAGTTGATAATACGCCAAATTGCGCGGACCAGACCGCGGCGATCCGGCTCTTGCGCGAGGCGGTTTTTACCGCAAACGCCGCTATTGCGCTAGACGGAAAGCTGTGATAAATCTCAGGCTCACACCGGCGCGGCAATGGTCGCTTCATTGCTTCGGTCGGAACTGGATTGGGGGCCGGGGCGTGCACTCCGGCTTCCGCCCTTTGCACGGAGGGGCCGTGAGCTGGCAAGCAGCATCGTTTGTCACAGAACATTCCCAACATAAAGGCAGCTACCTACTCACACTCTTGATGATTGCGAACCACGCCCACGCTGATGGCACCGGGGCATGGCCTAGTATAGCCACGCTTGCGCGCGAAACCCGCATGAGCGAACGCGGGGTCCAGTACTGCATCCAGAAATTGAGAGATTCCGGTGAGCTTGAGGTAATTGCTGACGGCGGACCAAAGGGAGTAAACGGATACAGTATCGCTGGCATGACGCAAAGTTTGCGTGACGAAGAAAAGCCAGTGACGCAAGATTCCGCTCCGGTGACGCAAAATCCGACACCCATGACGCAAGATTTTGATGCTGGTGACGCAATAGCTATTGCACCCAAAAGGTCCTTAGAAAGA